TCTGTATCTTCAGAATGAAGCTTAGCACAAACCTTCCCGATCGCATCACGTTTTTTCTGACCGGCACTCCTATGAAAATGATTTATTTTAGGGGTCTGTAAATCAGCATATATCCCTCTGTGACCTTGAATCTGCTCGTGAAGTTTTCTGACATATTTAGCAGTGCTATTCAGCCTGACCATCCTTGCCTGGTAATCTGGCTGCGTATGATAATCCTTTGCAGAAGCACTCATTTCGTTGTCCATCCAATCAATCCGCGGAAAAGCAACAACATCAAAAGTATCTACCAGATAATCCTTGATATGTCTGAACCTGTGAAACTCAGAAGGATTAATCCGCTCATCAGCATCGAAAAACGCCATCCAGTGCGCTTCCGGAAAATGCTCCCGACTCAGTTCCATCAACTGATTCCTTGCATTCCCATAACCTTCCCTCTGGATAGTATTGTCTATAATCAGAACCACATTCTCTTTGCCTTTAAAAAACTCTATAGTTCCGTCAGTCGATCCGGTATCGACAATCACAATCCCGGCATCGGCTATCTGTGTCATATTTGCGTACCATGACTCAACCTGATCGATCTCATCGAGCATATTTGATGCAATTACTATCGGCTTCATATTGATTCACCCTTTCGATTCTCTCGATTGATTTGATAATATCTTTAGGATCATGACTGCCTGTGCACTTAACGGGACAATCTTTTATAGCTCCTGAGCACGGGCCTAAGCCAGGGCATATCCTTACATAATCCGGAGACATGCATATCAGCTGACCTTCCATCTGTTTTGGTTTTACAACCGCTGCATTACCTGACCCGAACAGACATACCTGATCAACTCCAAGAGCTCCAGCTAAGTGGCTAATGAAGCTGTCGACTGTTATTGCAAGAGTTGCACGATCCATAACCCAAGCAGATTCTGCGTAGGAAAGCTTTCCTCTTAGATCGTTCCATGCACCTCCCTGAAAGTCGTTCTTCCCTCCAAGCTGAACTGTCATATTTCCGTTAAGCTCAAGCCACTCGCACACCTCAGCCATGTACTTATACGTCCTAAACTCAGAGTCTCCACCTGTCGTGTGAACAACGACAAACGGTACATCAAGATCTTCAACCCACTTAGCTATTTCCTCTGACGGCCGCTTCCTCTGAATGAAAAAATCATCAGGCTCAACATCAAGGATCTTCCAGTAAAAATCAGACAGGATCGAATTGCAGTTTCTACCCCACTGACCAGGCGCTATCCGATCACCGTGCGGATTGATAACAACCTTATATTTATCTTTCAAAAGATTCTCATCCCATGGAATGAGCATGTCGATATAAGGATTCCCTTCAAGAACTCCCATATACTTATGGCTTGTCATGTAATGCAGTGCCTTTCCCGGGAACCGCTCTTTAATACCCTTGAAACAGCGAGTGGTCATCAACACATCACCAGCTGCAGAATGCTGAGCAAATAGTACCGCATCGTCAATCAGATCAGTTTTAAGAATCTCAATCAGACTTTCCTCAGCATCTTTTATCACCGCATTAATATCTGATACACCATCCAACCACCCCATCATCTTCTCACGCCCTGCGGTGCTATATCTTTCACGAAACCCTTTATTTGATGCGATCTTTAGCATTGCCTCCGCAATATCCTCTGCCTTGCAAGCCTTAGCATCAATGAACCCAGGGCCACTGGGTGTGTAAAGAGGTATGAGCGCATCCTCTTTACATTTCACTGATCTACCAGCACCTCCGGATAGAAGTTCTTTGTGTGCTGTCGAATCAGATGCAATCACCGGTACCCCGCAAAGCATAGACTCAATCACCGTCCAAGAGAGCCCCTCCTGAAGACTACAATTAACGTAACAATCAAATGCATTGTAAAGCCATGGGAGTCTTTCAGAAGATACTTTCACACCATCGGGCTTCCTGATTACCTGCCCAGACTTAAACCCGTAATCAACACACGCCTGATTCAGATTGTAAACACCTCGTCCAAACTCTGTATGCATATAAAGGTATAGGCCTGTCATTCGTTCACAGGCTATTTTAAACGCCTTGAGCACCTTCTGAGGGTCTTTCCTGAACTGGTTAACACCTATAAACCCAAAGACAAATCCATCATCAGGGACTGAGGGAAGTAGCTTTCTTCTATATTCTTTTTTCTGTTCAGATGAGAATGGAACGAAGAGACTGTGATTTCTGAGCGGAGGTCTAAAATATCTGATATTCGGAATATTAGGCTTTAACATCTGCTCACCAAATTCTGAATACACATACGGAAAATCAAACTGACGAATTATATCTATCCAATCCTCACGAATATGATCAAGATCGTAAGGGAATATGCTGATCCATTTGAATAGATGTTTCTTTCTAATATTTGAAATCTCTGGAATTACTGAAGCGTATTGCCACAAATCCATCCCAACTGTTACCAGTATATCTGGCGCTGAATTCCGAAGTGTCCGGACCAGAAGCTCTGAGCCGTCATGATCCCGCGGATCCATAGAAGCTCTTACCGGATATGGTAATTGCTCAAATGCAATAGCAGACAGATCAACTGCGGTAGAGTAATCCGTAACGACAGAAATATCATAAGTGTCCTTGTCTACAGCATCGAGGATCGCCTGCATCATACCGCTGTTACCGGTATAGCCCATTGGATGCTGTCCTGCAAATAGCACCTTTGTCTTCATATTTGATTGCCTATCTTTTTTTATTTTTATGTTTTGATGCCGAAAGTCTTCTCTGACCATGGCCTATTGAAATTATCTCGTATCTTCATCAAGCACAGCTACTACAACACCATCAAATTTATTTTTTCGTATTGCTGTAACCATAAAATATTCTCCGGAACGTGATACATACCTGTCAAGAACACGAATATCATACTTTTCCGGAATATATAGCTCTTCTTTATCGATATTTAATAGACCAAGCTCTTCCTCAGTCTCAAGTTCACCAGCGTAGAGTGGTTCAGTCATAAGTGCGTAACAGTCCTCTCTGACTGTCTCGAATGTCTGACTGATGTGGTATTGTGTATCTCTCAATTCTCCAGAGGCTCTCTGAATCTCTCCAGATACATTACACTTATAAAGGACTCCTGCAAATTCTGCAATATCATTCCCAAAAACATCAGGTGATTTCGTCATTACTATAAAACGATCTAATGTAGTATTAAACATCATTATATCACCTGATACGCAATTAGTATCATATGGGAATGAAGCATTCCTAAAAAACTCAGCAACGAAAGGCTTTGTTACCTGCTTATTTGTTTCACTATCTATATACTCTCCAGATATGTTCCCGGTATCACGTATTAATGTGATTCCAGTCCCTATCTTTATGTATACTTTTTTAATACTCTCGCCAATATTTGCCATTGCCTACCCAATAGGATCAAATGAAATTAACTGGTCATCTCTGTATGTCTTATCGTTACCTACACAATCATAGGCAAACCCGGCATCAATCTTAGTTCCAAAGATTTTATATGCATCTACATCAGCGAACTCTTCAGGGCGAGACTCTTGAATGTTTACAAATTCAGTATCAGCATCCTGAATCATCAGTCTGTAATGCTCAAACTTTTGATTCATATAATAATTTTTTGCATGAAAGTCTTCTGCCGTATCGTCACGCTTCATCTCATACAAATGACGCTTTGTTCGCTTCTTCATCCATAAGACCCTGAATGCCGTAGATACCGGAAACGACCACCCAGTATCCCTGGAAGCTTCGTCAGCAGCATCTGAAAAATTATCAGAATCAAACTCATCAGCAAGGCCTTTGAGTTCTCTCTGAACAATGACAATCAGTTCGTCTTTAGTCATTATTTTCTACCACCTTTTTTCATCGTCTGTCTTTCAGCTATATTGGCTTTTTCATCCAAGAGTTTTTTCACATTATTTTCCTGGATCTCAAGGTCGTTCTTATTGATCAGCGATTCGTTCTCAGTATGAAGTTCTTTATACGCAACCTCAAGAGACTCAAAAGATACTGCCAAAGCCCCAAACGCATCACTTGCTTCTTCAGCAGATTTCTTCAGCGCTTCGTTCTCAGTCTTGAGCTTTTCGCACACCGCATTCAGGCGTTTAATCTCATTTTTAAATGCACTGACCGGTGAAGAAGTACCAGCAGCAACAGCTGCTATGTGTTTTGCATCAACCACTACAACATTTTTTCCACCAGCGCGGACCTCATCTGTCAGGACACGATCCAGCGGAGCATAATATATGCCCGGCTGAATCGTTTTTTTACCAGACCTGAGAGTCTTTAAAACTTGTACACATTCGATATCCATCGATTATCCTTTCAATATTATCCGATTTCCGGTTCCAACTCTGCACACAGCACAATGTTACTGACCTCAGTCGTTGGAGAAGCTGTTCTAACCAGGTCAAAATCATATGTGAATATGTCTCCAGCTGAGAACGTATTTGCATCTCCGTCAATTACAGCCTGCGTAACACCGGTGTCACCTGCCAGTCGCGTTGTCTTGTGCTGAGAAGCTTCACCACTTACATGAGAAATTGACGGCCGCGTATCAAGGCAAGTAACACCGTTGATATAAAGCTCACCGCTGATCTGAAGCGGATTCGTGTCATCCTTCCCACTGGCGCCGACCGTAAACCAGAACTTCCGTACTCTTCCGGCAAACCTTGCCGCACCTATTGGCGATCCTGCTATACTCGCAGTAACCTCTCCGGACACAGTTGCGTCCAATGGAGGTAAGATATTGGCCGAAATAGATTTCATAACGGCCGGTCCACCGGGAAACGGTCCACTTAATCCTTTCATGTTGCGGCCCCCCTTCCCTTAGTTGACGTCAATCGTATATACGGCATCTCTCTGAATCAATACCGGCAATCCTTTGTCCTGAACACGGATAAAAACACCTTCCGGATCCCATTCTTCATGCGTATCTGTTTGGATTCCATATTTCCGTCCTAAGCCATACGGCGCCTCAAAATACTCAGCGACAGACTGGCCTTCAACCTTGTCAGCAAACATGACAAACTTGTCATCAGGAATGAACTTCTTTTTCATTGAAACATAATCTTCGCCGGCCCGGTAACTTGTAGATGGGGCGGTTGAAACCGTAACGGTCCCTGACTCAGGAGCAACAGATGAAATAGTCTCATCCTCATATGTGCCAGCAGACACGTCGTGAAACCGAAGTGTGCCTCCTGCAACAAAATCAGACGTATCGTCTACAGATATGGCAACTGTAGAATCTGCAGTTACTACTGCGGTAAGCCATGACCTTGCTTCGTAAATCTCATCATAAATGACAAGGTTTTCAATATCAAGCAGGCTTCCAAGAACGGCCGGATTAACACCAACTATTCCGTGTTTGCTCCCGGTAAACAGATCGCCATTCCCGAACGTTGACTTCTGAAGCAATGTCAAAATTGAAGGATCCTGAGCAATATACTGAAGCACCAGCGACGTACACAGGGCATATTTGATCTTCCCGCCACAGTCATCAGCTACCTGCCGTTTCCCGGTAATAATATCACCAAGGATGTCTCTCTCGGTACCGCTTTCCCACTGATAATTCGTAGTGAGAGAAACAGCGTGAGACGTCGGAACATCATAATCAACTGCAAGCTTAACGCCTGTTCTGGCACTGTATGTGATCTCTCCGTCACACAGCATCTTTGCAAACATCCACTCTTTTCGTCGATTACTTCTATTCACAAGTCCGGAAAGTTCCCGGGCCAGGCGCTGTTGCGCACTAAGATACTGCTGCTCAGTACCTTCCTTGCGAATATTATTCAAAAATTCTTCATCAAAATACATCTTCTCTTTCCAGTACGCAGCCTCAGCAGAGTGCTTCGCAATTCCATGCGGAGATGTCTGCGGTGCAGGCGCTCCGGGTGGCACAAACGGTGTCATCCCTCTGGAACCTGTCTGACTTTCCCATTTGATCGTAGAAGAAGCTGACTGCTTAGATGAAAAAAGATTCATCAACAGCAGTTCAGGCGGCATAGTGAACTTGGTCACAAACCCCTGGAGCACTTCTAATCTCAGATCCGGTATATCTCCTAATCCTCTCGGCATTTAAACTT